GAAATAACGAATCGTGTCAGCGGCCCACTCGACATTCTTGAGAACCCAGTCATAACTCTGGTGCCCCTTCTCGTTCGTTATGGCGTGCCGGGTGAACTTGGACTTCAGGTCGTCAGACACGCGGAAGGTGTACCAGTGCCCCGTCTCTCGCTCAGCGGTGATCCACAGATCAGTCGAGCCAGGAACCCGCATGAACGACTTGACGTGGTACTGCCGGGACTCGTAGAAGAACGGAGTAGGCTTCCCCTCACGAGCAGTCCAGTAGTCGTAGTACTCCTTGGCGTTGTAGGTCTTCCTCTCCTCAGCAAGGAACAGAACCGACCCATTGCTCATCAGGTCGCCGTTCTTAATCCGCATCTTGGTAATGAGGCCCTCAGCGTTCGTCAGGTACATGATCCACTGGTCATCACAGGTGGGCTTGAACTCAGTGATGAAGAGCTCCCGGTTTCGGTAGATGAACTTGGGAAGCATAACCCCGTCCGTCTTCTTGAGCTTGGCAAGATACTGCATGCGAAGCTCGTAGATGTCGACGGGACCCTCGTCAACCTTGATAAGAGTGATCATTTTGTGCTCCTTTTGATTCGTCTGGGGATGTCGTACTCGTCGAGAAGGTAGTCCATGAATGCGAAGAGATCCTTCTCAATCTCATCCGCAAGCTCTCGATTCCTTACCTGAGAAACGTCCACGATAAACCGATAGCTGTTGTTCGCAGTCCGCTTCTCAAGATGAACGGAACACCGTGGCGTACGACGACGCTCCGGGTTCTTGATGTAGTCGAGCACAATCTCTCGACCAGGCTTAAGATCCGGGTTTGGATACAGAGTCTCTCGAGGTTCCTTACCCTCAGCTCGATCTCGCTTACGAGCCTCAGAGAGGGCCTTCCTCTCGAACTCCTCCGAGTCCTTGACCGCCCTCATGATATCATCAGCACTGACGATAAGCCGGCTAGCCACGTGTGTCCTTTCTATGAGTGGGGGACCCCGGGGCCCTTTTACAGACCCCGGGGTATAAAATCAGCCGCGCCGCATCTCCCTGATGAAGATCCAGATCAGCCAGAATCCTCCGGTCACCGAGACCATGAAGACGTCAAACAGGAAGTTGAAGAATCCGTAGCGTCGCATCAGGCGGCCTCCTCTCCGTCCTCGTACTTGGCGTCCAGCGGGTCCTCGGCAATGGTGACATACATCGTACCGAGGTATGCCTTCACTCCAGAGTTGCCGTTGACCTCCCAGACATAGGGGTTGATCGTGAGGTCCACGTTCAGGATCTCGACGTAGTCCAGACTGTCGACGGTCTGCTCAGTGATGAACACCTTCCTCCGAGTCAGGTTCGGGATGCAGACGATCTTCGGAGGACGAGCCCGGTAAGACACCTCCACCTTGAGATAGTGGGTGAGTGCATCCGGGTCATTCCGAGACTCCCGGGACTTCAGGTTCCAGCCGTCCTTCTCGAGGGCCTCAACCATATCCTCTGGGATCTCAACGCAGAAGGTTCGCTTCGTACCACCAGCGTAAGGACCGGCAGCGGAGAAGTCCTTAAAGAAGATTCGGGCGTTCTCGATCGTAAGGTTGTTCAGTCGTGCCATTGTGTTCTCCTTAAATATCAGGCGCGGAAATCAGGGTGGACATTTGAGGGATCTCCATGTGCGATCTCGAGCACTCGGGAAATGAATCGAGTAAGATTCTTCTTCTGGCGGCACTTAAACAGGATGGTACGGATTCCACCTGCGAAGTTGATATCCGCGTAGACGATATTCAGACCCTTGTAGAAGCTGACCTCTGTGTCGTCCGGAAGATCGAAGTGCATTTGGTGGCTGTACTTGCCAATCCATGAGGGCTTGACGTTGCTTCGCTTGTCGATATACTCTTCAAGCTTGACGTCTTCGAACTCGTAGGCTTCCTCGTTCAAGTCACCATTGAGGTCAAAGTAGTCAATGACACTGGGGTTCTTCTTACTCATACGAGCCACTCGTCCTTAAGATCGATCTTGTCGTGCATAATTTGCCTGAGGAACTCACAAGCGATTTGGTACTCACGGTTGTTGTAGATATAGACGGGCTTGATGGTGATGTCCTCGTCGTGGAGGAACACCCGCATCACAATGATCCGGTGAATGGGATCATAGGTAACGATGAAGCTATCCCCGTTCTTGAGCTGGTACTCAATGATATCGGGGGCGTTACAGATGACAAGAATATCGTCAACGTCATTCTTCTCGCGATACTCCACCCCTCGACGGAATGCCTCGAAGCAGTCCTTGAGCTCAATGAACTCGGTATCGATCCGAAGATGGGTATCGTGGGCGACAATCTTTCCTGGCATGTGTGCTCCTTTCAGAAAAGCCTATACCCCAAGTTAATGGGGTATAAACTAGAGATCAGTCTTCGATCTCGACGTGGTCTCGAGCTTCCTGTACGGCCTTGACGGTCGCATCGAACTGCAGCTCCACTTCGCGGGCAACGATTGCACTAGCAGCAACACCAGTGCCCACGGATCCGAACCAAAGCAGAATCTTAGCGATTCCATTTGCGTTCGAAACGATAGGCTTGGTGAGCTTGCTGGCAATCATACCAGCTCCAATGGAGGAGAGTCCGGAGATGATAATCTTGGCAACGGGCAGCATGAGTGTTTCCTTTCGAGTAGAGGGGTCTCATATTACCCTTAGTTTCTGACGCGGACCCCCGGGCCCTTTTATAGACCCGGGGGCTTTTATCGGATTACGTCAGGTCCAGTTAGGACGACCACAACCAGCATCGGTGACCCACATACGCCAGCGCTGCCAGAACGGACCGCGAACCCAAACCCAGTGTCCACACATATTACTTCACCTCCTCGTAGTAAAGCCGAGAAATCGTTTTCCTGCTCGAGCCAGGCATAAATACCAGCTCGTTCAGGCCGTCATGGGTAAACATGTATGCAGTCCAGTGCACCCAGTTGAAGCACAGAATCTTCCCATCCCGAGGACAGGCGATTCGACAGTACCCCAGATCATCCTTGAGAATGCGGGCATTCCAGTACTTACTGACCCGACCCTCAGGAGAATATACAGTCACCGTGAAGTGCTTGACATTGACCCCGTAGATGATCGGGTCGTCAAGAACCGGGTCTCGATCCTTCTCGATCGAGTGCTCTTTATACGGACCCCACTGGTTCTCGTACTCAGCCATCGTTATCCCCGTTCCAAATATACGGCTCAAGCTCCAAGGGTGAAGGCCTCGAAGTCGCCGAATTCTCCGATCGCAGCCTTTGCATCGTCAGCAAGACCCTCGAAGTAACTCCAGTCGACCCATTCCTTCCAGTCGTCTGGGTGGGCTTCCTTGAAGGACTCGAACTGTACCCACCTGTGACCGGTACTGCCTGATGCGGCATGGTAGTTACCATCTTTCTCGCGGAGAAGGATCCCGCCTCCACGGTTCACGGGGACGAAGGCGCCGGTCTTACCGACGAACTCCATCTCTGGCTTCTCTTCTGTTCCGTTGTTGAGATACAGAGCGGTGGTAACGCTCTTTGTCTCCGCCACGTCTCGAATATCCAGCTCCTCCTTCGAGAAGAGCTCCTTGAAGACATAGGGGTGCTGGAACTGGGCGCCGGTAGCACTCCAGTGTCCATCCTCGTAGTCGACATAGACGGCCTTGTTTACGAGACACATACGGTCGTAAGTAGCCTCGTGCTCGAAGGTATAGCCGTACTTCTTGCCGAACTCCATGACCTTCTCGATGATCTCGGGAGTAGCCCTCGGGATCTTGATCGAGTCGGTCTTGATGTGTGCAACGTCGAAGCCCTGCTCCTGTACGAAGTGCTTGAGGTCTACCATAAAGAGCGCGCCTCTCTTCGCAACAATATTGTCCACGTTCCGCGGGTCCTTGAAAGGATTGGCAAACTTCGCCGCAGTGAGACCGTACACGGAGTTGATGACGATCTTGAGTGCGAAGGCCAGGGCCTCGTAATCGACGCCTTCCTCCAAGAAGGGGGCCAGGGCCCCATCGAGCAGTGTTCGTGCAGTTGCATCATCATGGTGCTTGATCGCTACTCGGGCTTGCTTGATCTCGCTGAAACGCTTAGTGTATCGGTCTCCGAAGAGGTTGAGACACTCGATTGACGTGGGATGCATGCTCGCAACGTCGAGAAGGGCGACGTCGACATAGATACCTGGCTCGGCGTAGACGTACCCGCCCTCACCGATTTCTTCACCCCGGTAAACAGATTTACCGAAAGAGTACTGATAGCCAGGGAATTGCTGTGAGAGATCGGTGTAAACGAATTCACTCTGAGGATTCCTGTTCTTCCCGAAGATGATGTACTGACTGTGCTTGTTGGTCGTGTCGTTAGGAGTCAGACCAGACAGCTGGGCAAGCATAAGGCGGGCCTGCCAGTCCGCATGGAGGTGATTGAAGACCTCCTCGGTTGCAATAACATCATTATCGCAATATGCCGCAACTTCCTCCCAGCGATCCTCAGGAACGTTCTCGTCCCAAGGAATACCAAGCTCCTGGTGATGAAGTCCAAGCTCGATCTCCCATTTCTTGAGGGACATCTTGGTAGCTGCGAAGTCGTACACATCCGTGTAGGACAGGTTGTATGCCTCGACAAACCCAGCAGTGACGCTGTTCTCGATAATCCGCTTGCTCAAGTCATACAGCTTGGCGTTATTGAAGCCCAGCGTACGAGCATAGAGAATATGGTTGTCGTACTTACGGCAGTTGAAGCCGATAAGCCGCATCTCACAGAGGGCCTCGATCTCTTCGGGGGTGGGGTTAATCATCCGATGTACGGTCGGATTACCCTTCACCTTCCAGTTCACGAGGAACAGGTTCGGGAAGACCTCACAGTCGAAGAAGACCAGCTCACCAGTAGGGAACCCAACGGACTTCTCCTCGGGATCCTCGTTGGTGAACGGCATCTCCATCACGGTCTTGATTGCCGCCTCAGACTGATGGGTCGAGTTCATAGCGAACGCCAGAACTCTAGGCTTCAGGTCCTTGACGTCGTAGACCATCCCCTGTTCCTTGGCGTCACGGAGGATCTTGGCGATGAAGTCGATCGAGGGCTTGGTCGAGGGGTGAATCTCCTTCCGAAGGTTGCGCTCAATAAGCTCCCTGACCTTCTTCTCGTTGGCCATGGTGGTCTTGTTGATCACTTTCTTCTCCTTAAACGGCAGCCCTTCCGAAATATGAGCTACCGGGATGTTGTTGCAGTGGGTGACCTTTCTCCTTAGAGAGGAATCACCTGTGAAGACCTTGATCTCAATGTCTTCATCGTAGAGCCTCGCCAGTTCGGAAGGGTCTCCATCGTAGATGTAATGGAGGTGAACTCCATTACCACCTTGGCTGGTCTCGGCGTAGGTAGGGGGCCATTCCGAGGCGGCCTGTAGGTTTCGATTAAGGTCCTTCCTACCGTCCGTCTTGATATCAAAGTCGATGACGATGTGGTTCTCTGGGACTTTGACGTAGTGGACTTCATGAGTATCTATCTCACGAAGAGTGGTTCGAACGTTTGCCCATCGGAACTGCGGAGTCCCATGGTCTCCGGCTCTTTGGGCTGGACAGTCCGCCAGAACGTCGTCGAGAAGGGACTCGGAGTAGTCGAGGGCCAGTGAATATGGCTCCTCTGGAGAAGCCTCGAGTTCGGCAGGATCCAGTAAGTAATCCCTGAAGCCGGAATAGACACTGCGTAGTCTATTGCCGTCATGCTGTACACGTGAATGAAACTCGTCAAAGTAATCTTTGAGCTCTTCGCGGAAGATGTATCGGCTCTTCGGGTACGGGATATTACTCTCACTGCAGTACTCCTTATACAGCTTGTATGCCATGGTGAGACTAACGTACTTCTCTTCCTTGAAGAGGAGGTAGTTCTCCTCAACAAAGTTGTAGAGCACATTAGTCTTCATCATCATGTCCTGTGGCTTATAAGCGTCGTAGTAGTGCTTTCCAAGACTACGATAAACCCCAAGACAGTGATTAGCGATCTTCCCAAGCTCGTCTCGGATCTGAGTCATCAGCGTCTGATACTCGTCAGCCCCCACTGTTTGTCCGGTGGGGGAGATATCAATCAGTCGACGGATAATACCAGACTTCGAGTCTGTGATCTTGACTGGCTTGTTCGTACCAATGAAGAGGAGGGCGTTGATTCGCTTAGGATAACGCTTCATACCCTTCTCATTGATTAGGATCGTTTCGTGGGCCACCACGCTGTTAAGTAGCCCATTAGTCTCGATCCGAGAGAGGTCTCCGTCCTGATCAATGGCCACGAGCGAACTCTTGCCGAGAGAGCTGGTCGCAAACTGATCTGACTTAGATCCAAGAGCTCCCGCATCGAAGACAGTTGTGTACCCTTGGAATAGAAGCTCCAGAATGTTGAGGACTGTTGACTTTCCAGATCCCGGGGGACCATATAGGACGGCAAACTTCTGAATCCTCTTAGAGTCGCCAGCCACGATGGAGCCGATGAGCCACTCAAGCTTTCGTCGAGCGTCCTCATCATATAGAACTCCAATAAGTCTTCCCCAAGCGTCCGGAGTGCCGTCCTCCAGTGAGTAGGGTAGTCTTGCGGTTGCATAGTCTTCCTTTCTAGGAGTACTGTCCGCAAATATAAGTTTAGCGTTAAGCTCCTGCCCATTGTCAGGGAGCCTGGACTTCCAAGTCTGGAAGCTGGTCCATAGCCCAGTGTTGTAGTTGGACATCGTTTTCACAACAGTCTCGATCTGACCCTTGTGATTCTTCTGGTGCTCGAAGAGGGACCGGTCTACAAACGTAGCGACGTCAAACTCGTCTGTAGACCAGAGCCCCTTCTCCTCATCCCAGATTGCCTGGAAGTCTCGCCCCTGAATGAGAATATCCCTCGATCTCCCGACGAGGAACTCAGGGTAGATTTCCACCTTTCCACTCTTTGTGGTACGCTCGCAGATTCGGTAGAAATCCATGAGGCTCCTTACATATAGTTCTCGTTTGCGTAGGCGTTCATCTGGGCCCAGAGCTCAGCCTTCCGCATGTCACGTGCGCCATGAAGCGGGATCGCACGAAGAGGAAACATGGATCCGTGTCCCATCTTGGTGTAATCCCGCGAGTTGATCCGCTCAAGGATGGAGTCGACTTCCTCCTCGTGGCGGGGGTTGAACAGTACCTCGTCCGTGTAGTCGTAGAGGCCACAGTTCTTCACCATCTCCCAGAAGTACCATTCCAGAGAATATGGTGTATCGTCATCCTCGAGCATCATGTCCATACGCTCGGCCAAAGCGATGAACATCTCGAGCACGGAGCAAGACTGCTCATTAAGCCAGACGTAGGATACATCATTGTTCTCTCGAACAAACGCCCTACGCAGGTCAATACCATCCTGTGCACGGTTGATGTCGTTCGCGACGATCACTCGGAACGGCGTCTGGTGCATGATCTCGAGCAGGCTCAAATATGACTCCTCCGGGCACTCCGCCTTACGGGTGTCTCCGGTTCGGTCTACAAGCCACTCGAAATATGAGTTATCCGGTGCTGCCTCGATCACTGTTAGTCCTCGTAATACTCAACCCCGAGAACTGAGTGCTCGTAGGAGTCGTCGAGAAGAGTGATCTCGAAGTCCGCGTGGCGGCTCATGCTTCGGACATAAATGATGGAATCGGAGGCAGACACACCGCTGATGATGTTGTCGAACCAGGACGTGTCCTGCATAGGCACGCCCCGGTTGTCAGCGAATACATCGTCCTCCATGTAGTACGTGAGCTCGACATGCTCCTGATGACCCTTAGCCCGGAACTCCTCTTCAGTGATCTGGTAGGCCTCGAAGTGCTGTCGATCCATCGTACGCTTGGTCACTTCCTCCTGGTTGGAATCTTCCACAGGAGTCGGAGAGTAGTCCACAGCAGCGCTCGGTACCACCGGCTCAGGATCGGGTTCGCGATCCTCTGGATCAGCGCCATCTCCCACTCGCTCTTTGTGCTTCGCTTCAGCAATTTCTGCAAGCTCCTTGTTGATCTCGATTGTGGCTTCCTGAAAGTCCTGCTCGAACTTGCGAGCAAGAACGAAATATACGCCAAGGCCGCCAGTGACAGCTCCGGCTGCGAAATATGCGATCTTCTCAAACATGGCACCTCAGATCTTGTCGTACATCACGCCGTCGACGTTGAAGTCCAGCGCCCACTTGGTGACAGTACGACCGTTCTTGTCCTCGCCCTCGAAGGTGCCCTCGAAGATGTTGAAGTCGACGAAGTCATCGCCATTCCCCTTGACCCAGCCAGTCACAGCACCAGCGGGAGTGTGGGGGAACCCGAGCATCTTGTACACTTCATTGAGGAAGATGTGGCCACGAGTCTGAAGAATATCATTCGCATACTGCTGCTGGCACTTGAGGTGGAGCATAGCCAGGTCCTCGTCAGCGGACCAGTTGATGTTCTCGTCATCGAAGATAACACCATATGGCGAAACTCCATCGACAGCAGAGATGGCCTCGAGAGTCATCTCGTCCTTGGTGAGGTCCTCGTCAGCGACAGAGACGATAGCGTCCAGCACCGCGTCCTTACCGAACTTAGACTCGACCTTCTTCTTGTAGGTCTTGAAGGCCTGGTCGACCGCGGCGTAAGCGGCAGCGAGAGAGGCGTTGCGCTTCAGCATGATGCCGTGGCCGGTGATCAGTGAGGCGATAGAGGCCGCCCCAAGAATCAGGGCGGGGGCATAAAGCTTCGCCAGCTTGGTGGTCATTCGGGTGTAGAGGATAGCCTTGTCGCGAGTGGCATCCTTGTCGGTGAGCTTGCCGTCCTCGTGGGCCTCGTGGACCTTGACGAGAAGCGCAGTCTCCTCAGCCAGAGTCTCCTCAACCTTGAGGGTTGCCTTGGAGGCGAGAACCGTGGTACCGATAAAACCAACAGTACCGGCGGCAGTCAGAATAGTGGGGGCGTGCTTGCTGAGAACCAGTCCAGCGCGTCCGGCGAGACGGGTAACGATTCCGAGATTCATTTGATACGTCCTGCTTTCTTGAGTCGAAGGTAGATAGCGATTGCCTGGTCGTCTTCCATACGTTCAACACGGCGACGCCACTTGTCTGAGAATGGATAGGCGGCGATAAGCTCAAGCCGCACTTGCTGAGGATTCATCGTGCATTGATGTGATCGGGTTTCGGGAGCTGAAGCATGTAGCCACGGCGGCTACGGATCACCGACATGTACCGGGCCGAAGTCCAGCCCCAGTTCTCGTCAGTGTATTCGGTAGTGATACCGCAGAGATCGTAGAGATCGGCGACGGTGGCAAGACCGTACTCCTCGATGATGTCTCCGAGTCGGTCGATAACGAGATAAGCTTCATCTCGGGATTCGAGCTCGATTTCTGAGAAATCATGGTATCGACGTGTACGAGGAGAAGCGTCTCGGCGATTGCCTGGTGCTGAGCCTGGTCGAGAATATGATCCGTATGAGACACGGGACCCCCCGGACGAGCTGCGAGCTCGAGGAGAAGACTCTCCGAAGAGGAGACGTTCGATGCCCTGGCTGACCAGATCCGAGAGTGTGTTCTTGATAGCAGGGATCGTAACATCGTAAAGTAGATACTCGCCGACATTGTGAATATCCTCTCCAACGAAAGCAGATACCGCCTTCGTCCCGAAGCTAGACTTCTTCTTGGTGACGGTGGCAGTGGTGACCTGCTCCACCTTCTTGCGCTCAGGGAGCTTGCTGTTGGATGGTAGGTTCGGACGGATTGGTGCGTTAGCCAAGGTGGCCCCTTTCAAGGAGGTGGGGGCCCCAGATTTCTCCAGGGCCCCCAAATATGGATCAGAGGTTGTTGAGCTCAGTCTCCTTGAGCTTGTCGTCGAGCTCCTTGTACTTCGGATCCTGCTGAACCTGCTTCATGATCTTCTCAGGCAGGATTCCGTTGTAGAACTCACGGACGAGAGCCGGGTTATCCATGAGCTGGTCGAAGAGCTCCTCGTACTCCGGCGAGTTGAGGAAGGACTCCTTGATCTGCTCGGACTTGACGAAGCGCTCGCCCTGACGCTCACCATACGAGGTACCGATGAGGTCGTCGAAGAACTTCATCATGGTGTACAGGTCCTCGTTGTCGATAGCGGCCTGGAGCCACTTCTCGAAGTTGGTCACATTGTCATACCGCTTGATGAAGTCGAACATCTCACGGCGAGACATGTGGAAATAGAGCTTCTTGGTGGTGGGCTCGTCGTCGAAGATACCACGGACGCGAATGATGTGAGAGAACATAGATGGTTTCCTTTCAGTTGATCTTGAAGTAGTTTTCCTTTGGAGACACAAGGAAGTCGACGGTCAGGACAGGCTCGCCCTTCTCCGTCAGTTGGGAACCGAACTCTACAGAGAGGGAATTCGGCTCGGACCAGCCTACCAGTTCCCCAGCCGCGATGGGAGGAATTCCGAGGCCATTGTAGAACTCATTGAGAGAGGCATAACACTCGAGATTGAGCTGCCCGTTGATGTTGTTCTCGACTCGACGAATTGTTTCAATGTCGGACTTGAAATATCGTCCCGAGAATACATCGTAGCAGAGGACGTCTCCGGAGGAAGCGATCAGAACGGATCCGGACACAGGTTTGCCAGCATCTTGAACCGATTTCTCTGCAACGCGGGCCTTAACCTTCTCCAGGTCCTTCGGCTTAACCACGTCCGCCACCGCTTCTCGATATCGCTTAAACGCCGCCTCTGAACCAGTGTAGGCCAACGCAAACGCCGCTCCACGAGCATACTGGATACGGTTTGCCGCGACAATCGATACCAGAGTTGCAACCCCTGTGATGGCCGGGGGAATGTACACCCTATAAGATATTGCGAACTTCTCCCGCCAGGTGAGGTCCTCCGGCGACCGGAGGTTATCCTCACAATAATCGGCGATCCGTTCAATCGCGAGCGTCGTAGACTTCGCCGTGAGTACGGCCGTAGCGACGGTCCCAATGCACGCGGAAGCCGTGAGAATCGCTGGCGCGTTTGCCTTGATAAATTGCGTACAACCGTTCGCATTGATCACTTGTCCTCCTTCATCTGGATCTTGGTCTCTTCCTTACCGAGTCCGGGGTATGTCGTTCGAGAGATCTCGAGCTTGCTCAGGTGCGCCGCAACCTCCATACGGATGAGAGACTCAATATCCTTGCGGGTTAGGACTCCCTGCTGCTTGATAGTTCGGTCAATCTCTCGTCGGAGGTCGGACGTAATGACAAAGTCCCCTCGAGGGCCCTGCTCTCCGTCATACCCACGAGGGCCGCGTTCCCCCGGCTCGCCCTTAGGTCCAGGAGGTCCCTGAATAACCTTGACTTTACACCACTCCGACTTAAAGATGTAGGTGAAGACTCGAACAATGAGAGTCATGATGTTGATCCAAAGGATCACTAATGTGATAGCCCCGAGAATATACAGTGTCCACCAGATGATGCTCACTTGTGCTTCCTTTCAACTCGCTTGAGACGCGGCTTCAGTTTGTAGTTCTGCGGATTGTTGATGCAATCCAGGATATAATCCGGCGTAAACTCCCAAACACCATTCTTCCGAGGGTAGTGTCGGAAATCGATGGAGTCGGCAGCCATTCGGCGCAGATACTCCCGTCGGTCGTCTCCTCGTGAATATGCGCGAGCCTCTCCGGTTGTTCCATCAACACCAAGGTAGAGTACGGACAGAGCGTCTCCGACGACGATGTCTGCGTGCTTTGCCAGGAGCTCCATAACTCCTCCGGGTGTGAGGATGACGCAGCGGTTCGTCTTGGATGCAGATCGGACCAGTTCGTCTCGAGGAACACCATACCGCCAACCTCGGAAGGTCTCGACGCACAGGAGGTCACCCCGTACTTCCCATTCAGCAAAGCTTTGATCTTTGAGGAAGTAGTAGGAAGATAGGTCCTCTCCCACACGCTTAGGTCTGGTCGTTGCAGTGCGGACTGCATGGTACCCCTCATTCTCAACCAGCTCCTTCTGGAATGTGGACTTGCCTGAACAACTTGGACCAAGAAGTACGACTAACATATCACTCCGCCGAGATCGTGTAGAGGATGACTGTGATTGCACATAAAAGGAAGCCGATCGCGGTCATGACAAGCTTTGCCATGAATGAGATGGGTGTCAGCCAAACGAGCCAAGTAGCAAAGGCTACGGCTCCGAATACGATCAGGAAGATGAGGCTGATGAGGATGTAGTAGATTGGCGGTTCCTCGAACATGCGTGCTCCTTTCTAGTTCGAGAAAAGCCTATACCCCAAGTCGGGGTATAGTGCTGAATTACCAGCGGTTGATCTTACGATCACGGCGCGCGATGAAGCGCTGCTGAACACCAATAACGTGCTTCATCCGGGAGTTCGCACCCCTGCCAATAAAGCAGGAGGCGAGAACAATTCCGAGGATGAAAACAGCGCTCTTGATGACAGAAACGATGATGCGGGTCATGAGTGGTCCTTTCAAACGGAGGGGTTTCAATATAGGACCGGTTTTTCTCGCGGGCTATTTCATCTTCTTCCGAATATCCCGAAGCTCGAGCCAGATAAGCAGGAGCAGTCCGTAGATACCAAGCCACTGTCCGAATTCCATGTGTTCTCCTTAGAAAAGCCTATATCCCAGGTCGGGATATAGGATGAGGTCTCAGTCGGTCTCTTCAGAGGCTTCGATCTCGTCGAGCTCATCGAGGTCATCGTGCTCAAGCTCTTCGGGCTCGTCCGTGTCCGGAACCGAGCGGAACGCCATGAGGGTGAGAGCGGTACCGGCTGCGAATACAGCGGCGCCAGCAATCAACTTCTTGGAGTTGCGCTTGATAGCGGGCAGGACAGCGTCCTTGTTGAACTTGAACTCGACGATCTTCTCGTTGTTCTCAACGGAGTTGTCGTGGGTCTCAGTCATGAGGGTTTCCTTTCAAATAGAGGGGTCTCATATAAGGCATGGTTTTTCTCGCGGAAAGCCTATACCCCAGGTCAGGGTATAGGGGAGAAGTCACTTGGAGAAGCACTTCAGAGCAAGTTGCATAAACTCTTCATCAACAGTGTCATCTCGGAGTGCTGCATTCTCTTTCTTGAGCTGAATAACAAGACGTCGGTATTGTTCGGTCTTGAATTTCTGCTCTTCGTGAGCGACAGCAAACCAGATGGCCATGATGGTAATCAGAGCGAGTGCAATGTAGGTCATTGTGGTTCCTTTCTAAGGGTCTTCAATATACCCACAGATTTCCTCGCGGAAAGCCTATACCCCATGTCGGGGTATAAACTTGAGTCACTTCTTGGAGGCTCGATACACGGCTAGGAGGTCGTCTACAATCTTCTCGGCATCCGACTCGATATTCTTACTGAGCTGTGCGTAGTACTTCTTCTTGTACTCGTCTCGCTCATTGGTCATTTCATAAGCGAGGTATAGGAACAGAAGGGTAGTGCACACAGCTGCAGCAAGGAGAATCGACAGGATGACGATAGTGGTGATAGCGGCGGCAGTCATGAGTGTGTCCTTTCAGAGTAGGGTCTTCAATATAGGACTAGTTTATCCTGCGAAAAAAAGATAAGCCTAGATCCCATGGCGGGATCTTTGGCTGGAAGGTGGTAGGATCAGAAGTTCCAGGTCTTCTTCTTGCCAACCATCTCGGCGACAATCAGCAGGGTGCCGATGACGACGAAGGGGGCGATGACAAGAGCGAGGAGGGTGGTCATTGTGGTTCCTTTCTAAGGGTCTTCAATATACAGTGTGTTAATTCTGCGACTCCTGTGACTAATGTGATTAAGCAAAAAAAGATAAGCCTAGATCCCATGGCGGGATCTAGAACTGAATCAGAGATAGTAGTGGTCGTACTGCTCAGAGCTCAGTCCAGTAGCAGCAAGCTCCTCGGCGTAGTCGAGGGCGGCCTGTGCAGCGGCGGGAGAGAGGTTCATGAGAGTGTCCTTTCTATGACGGGTTTCAATATAGAGCCCGTTTTTTACGCGAAAAAAAGATAAGCCCAGCCCCCCATGCGTATAGCACAGGGGGCCAGGCGAATCTCAGAAGGGTTTAACCTTCATGATCAAACCAAACGCCTTCGAGCTGACGACTGCAAGTCGCTCGTACTGGAGGACGGCTACGATACCGGCCAGAGAGGTAGCTGCACCGAGAATTGCGTCTTTACTGAGCTTCTTGCTCTCGCCAAGGGCTTTGGCTTTTGCAAGAGTCTCGACGTTTCGAGCAATTGTGGTGTAGTCCTCACTAGAGGGATCGTGAAGCTCGGCCTCCTTCAGAGCAGCTTCAATTGTCTGCTGAATGGGGTCAGGGTTCTTCATGGATGGGCTCCTTTCTAGGGGTTCATTATACCGCAGGTTTTTCTCGCTTAGACCTGCTTGACGTCCAGCGTCACCTTCCCGTTCCGGAGCATCTCGGCGACGCCCTGGTCGAAGGTAGCGTGGATCCCCTGGTCCTCAGACACGTGGAGGGCGCCAGAGGGCTGGGTGCCCTGGTACTTGGTGGAGCTCACGCCGAGAAGCACACCCAGGAAGGTGTCGATCGCGGCGATCGTCCCAGCGACCTCAGTCGGGTGAGGCAGGTGCCACAGAGCCGCTAGCGTGAGATAGAGCGCAGAGGTAGCCGGAAGGGCGACCAGTGCAACCCACTTGAGGACGTCGTAGGACTTGTTGTTCAACTTGCTCTCCTGGAGATGCTTAGCCATTGGTTTTCCTCTTTGCCGGGGGTCTAGGGGTGGGGACTACGGGAAGATTCTTGACCTCATTCACGATCTTCTCGGCAAGCCCATTCCCCCCGAACTCGGAATAGGGCTCTACGAGATACTTCATGAAGTCCTCATACTCGTCGAGGGTGAGAAATCCTCGATGAAGATATGTCTTCCCGACATATACAATCCGGTCATGGGCCATTCCGAGCAGAAGCCTTGACGTGGCGGACTTCCGCTCACTGCGCTTCATAATCCAAGCCCACATCCCGGAAGATCCCAGTACTGACAAGAATATCGCAAGAACGATATCAAGCAGTGGGTTGAATCCGAAGTGCTGCATGTTAACCGATCGCTAGATAGGGACGGACCCCGAAGGAGTAGTTCAGCGGGGCGTGGGAGAACTGGCCCGTAGACTTCATGTAGACCGCAGTCTGGGCCGAGGCACGCTCACGAAGCCAGTACTCCTCCTCGATATTAACAAGGGCGGGGTTGAGTCGGAAGGCGGGGAACTGGTTGTGGTGAATACCCCGGGAGAGTGAGTCGTCGAAGATCGACGATCCCCAGAGCATTGCTTCATCCATGATATTGATGTGCGGGTTGTACCAGCGCCAATCCTTGACGGCCCCGTTCCCATCATACCCTGTAGCCACTCGAGTCCAGACGCCGACCATGTTAGACCTGTTGAACAGAGACTCAGCCATGCGGCTCGCCTTTGTCATAGTAGATTGGTTCAGAGTCGAGTCTACATACGAGCGCTGGTCTGGGATAGTGGTAGACCATGCGTCTCGGAAGAGAGATGCGTCTGGGACGACCACAATATGGTTCTGTCGGAACGGGGGCTCACCGATGTTGATGAAGTAGTTGAACGCCACGATACGCCAGGTGATACCAGAATAGGTCCAGTAGTCCCCGAGGTAGAGCCCGGAGAAGGATCCACTTCGAATCGCCTGGAGATATGGAGTTACGTTGCTACCCAGCGAGGCGCCTCGGTAGATGGAGTTGTGGACGCCCACGTTCGAGTCGTTCAGCATCCCATAGACGGACCCTGAGTTGTTGAACTTCTCGTTGATCTTGGTGATGTTGAGCTCGGTACCAGCGATACGACCCTCAACAGCCTGGAGGCGCTCGTTCTGGTTCCGGTCACTCACCTTGAGGTTTGCAACGTCGGTCGAGGTATTCCCACCGGCATTAGCCAGGGCATCTCGGACGGACTCGAACCAGGTGTTGAACTCGCCCTGCAGCTTGGCCTGGAGAGCATCCAGGTTGATGTTCTGAAGAGGCCCGCTCACGTAAGGAGTACGAGCGCTACCCACGAGGCTGATGATGTTCTCGGCTGTGATCTGTCGAGAGTTCTTGATGATCTTGATCTGTGCCAGAGCGAACGTCTGTCGATCGCCATTGTCATCCACCGAGGGAACCGTGGGTGTAACCGCAGGGGTTCCCTGGATGACCTTGATCTTCGCACCGCGGATGGCCTTGGATCGGTCAACCTCGACACATACGAGGTCGATACGGTCCAGAGTTGCGTGAGATCCGGTCAGAGTAACCGTCTCGTCACCCGAGTTCTCAACCCATCGGTTGTTCAGCCACGCCTTGCCGGAGCCGACATAGACGGACATCCCGTTGTTGGTGGGTCGAACGCGGAACTTGTCCCCCACGTTCGGGAATACCCCGGGAGCAATAATGCCGTCGAACAGCGAGCCAAACTGGTCGGCGTCGTATGTCCGGTCGCCATTCACGGAGTTGTAGAAACCACTAGTAATGGCCATATGCTAATCCCTTTCTCGAGGAACGATGACCTCACCTGGTCCATTGCGAGTGAAGTCGATACGGAAGCCGTCGCCATTCCACTTGGTACGAGACGACATGGAGATGGAAGGAACCTGAGAGAACCCGTCAGCCGACCAGGACTCGGTCATCTCGGTAAGCTGGCACTCGATTGGAACTGGGTTACTTCCAGACGGGACGTAGTAGAAAATATCGCCTACGTCGAAGCCACTACGGTACAGGACATTCGAGAAGTTGTTGATCTTACCCGAGATCATCTTGAGCGGAGTGTACTTCGGGAACATGGCGTCCAGAACCCAGAAGGGATACCATACCTCAGTCAGAGAGGAGATGTGCTTCTTCTGAAGGGGTGTAAGCGCCTTCCAGTCCTTTACCGAATATGGCTTGTGGACCTGAGTATTATCCCACAAGACCTCTCGCCGAGTGATTGGGTTCTCGGATCGGAGGGTATGCGCCCTGGTATGTGTAGTTCCATCTGCAACCCAGTCAAGGTCTACGTCACCAGTATCAAAGATCTCGTAGATCGTGCTCTTCTTGTCGACGATTGAATCGACTGACTCAAAGTCCGAGAAGTTGTCGTTCTCCTGTGCGAGAGTGATCGTGTTGATTAGCCGAGGAGCAGTGATGTAACAGTGGATGCCACCGTTCTCGAGCTTGATCTTGTAGAAGAGCGAGTACCCGTTTGGCTTGCATGCGGAGATGACATTCTTGAACATGTCCGCAATTGGCGCCCGGTCATAGATAATCCACTTACCGTCCTGGATCTTCTGGCCGGTGTCGTTGACGTAGGCCATCTGAGACACACGGGTATTTCTATGGAAGTTGAAGTTGTCAATCCGTCGCTCAGGCTTTGCATCCTTACCGAGGTTGCTGTGAGCAACATCCTCAGCCATAGCCTGGGCGTTGAACTGGCCATTAGAATCCGGTTCAATCCATCGCCGGTGCGGAAGGATTCGCCACTCCATCATCGACTCGAGAGATCGCCCAGTGTACTTGTGGAGGTAGACACCGTCATCCTCCTGCTTCACCGTAGCGGTCTCAATGACCATCACGGTATCTGTGTCGTCTCGGATAAACAGGTTCCCAAGACTGTACTCATACCCCGGCTGATCCGAGTAGAGCTGAAGCTCGAACTGCCCATAGTCATATGCCCGTTCAGTCCAGTTCAGCGAGTAGAAGTTGTTCGGAACCTCAATGAGAGTTTCGTAATTATGGAGGAACGCGAAGAACAGCTGCATCAAATCCCCCTGTAGAGAGTGTCGTATTCCATAGAGACGCTAACGTCGTCAACGCCCCCAGCATACTGCAGGGCGATCGTGTTGATACCTGGGTGCATCTGAATCCAGGTACTACCCGGAGCCAGAACACCAGTGATGAAGGACTTCCTACCTCGAGCCTGGTGGGTAATGGACTTCTTACCAGGTCGAGTGTCGATGATGATGCTCTCGCCTTGGTAGAAGTTCCCCGCTCGAGAGATGGACATTGTCTCGTTGTATGTCACGTTCGAGACAATAAGGTTACTCACGGTACCTGAGAACTCGACGGTGATGGTCGCACCAGCCGGGTAGTCGCCAAGGTACCGGATGTCCTTACCGGAAGAGTTAGTCATGTCACCGAACTTGAGCTTGTGGTTAGGCTCGGAGAAGAACGGGAACTCAAAGGAAGGCGTGTTGTCATTGAAGCCAACAACCTTCTGGATCTGAGTAGCAGAGGACTTCCAGTACGGGTCCAGCCCGAGAAGGGAGACCTGGATCTCCTGCCGCTCAGAGAAGATGTTCGGCTCTACGGACTCGACGATGAAGTCGGAGTGCACGTTAAGCCAGTCGGTAGTCACACCGAGAGTGATGGTCTCCCCAACTCCAAAATATGAGTAGCACTTGAGTCGGAGTTCCTGAATGTCGGTTCCCCAGGGGATCAGAGTCAGTACCACAGTACGAGTACCAACCCTGACCCCCTTGAGGAACGCTCCGTCCAGCAAGGCATATCGGTCAGTGCTGATATCAGCCTTTACTGGCCCCAGACCAGTAATCTCCTTGATCGCGACCCCCGACGAGTAGGGGTCTGTGATATCGATTGCAAGTCGATCCCCCGACTTGGTCGTGGACGAGATCTCTGAGATCATAGTGTCAACTTGTCCTTTGCCATAGCAAGCTGAGTGTGGGTCTGGCGATAGATAGTCGCCGCATCCAGCGCCTCAGGCGAGTTGTTGGTCTGGTTGAATGTGATGTTTGTAACACCATTTTGACTATTCTTGTCAGAATTGTCAACTGCGATCGGAGCAGGAGGTCGAGCCGCGTTAGCAGCCTGCGCCGTGACTCCGATGGCGGGAAGGAAGTTGTTGATTCCCTTAGCCTGCTTCTGCATCTCTGTGAGGTCCAGAATGGGCTTGATTTCCGGTTTGAAGGACGGGTCGTCCTCGACGAGTTCATTGACTCCGTCAAGAGCTGCGGACATTGCGTCGTACGCGGCCTTAGACATGTTGTCCCCAGCCTCAGCGACACGCTCGCCAGTGTTCTCAATACCGATAGCAAGACCCTCTCCGACATACCCGCCGAGCTCCTTCATCAGTCGAGAAGGAGAGTGAATACCGAAGAAGTTCTTGACCTTGTTGTAGCCCTTCTTGGCAACGGAGACCATGGACTCACCAAAGCTCCAAGCCTTGGATGCGAGACCATCAGTCATACCATCGACAATAGCCCAAGCAATCTCTCGACCGACCTTGTTGAATCGGTGAGAATACTTGTTAATGGCGTCGCGAACACCCTCAAGGAGCTTGAGTACGGTCCACATACCCTTATCAATGATCTTCGGACCATTCCTAGCAATTCCATCAAGGAAGTTGAGGATGACGTTGGTGGCAGCGTCAATGACCTTGCCGATGTTGTCAGCAATTCCGTTCAGGAAGTTTGCCAGGATCGTGGCGCCCTTTTCGCCGAACTCGTAGGCATGGTTAGCCAGCTCAGTGAGCATCGCCTGGATCAGGATGAACAACGTTGCGACAATGCCAGGGATGTTGGCATTAATGGCATAGATGATCGCTCCAAGTAATGCTGCCATGGCCACCGCCAGCTCAGGGGCCTTTGCTCCTAGTGTGATGATGAAGTTGGCAATAGCTGTGGCCACATCGATCGCCACCTGGGGAAGAATCGCCGCAAGCTGCTTCAGTCCCTCGGTCAAGACCAAGAATGCCGCCGCACCGGTTGTGGCACAAATACCCAACACAGCGGCAAAGGCCGCCATACCGATCGAGATCGGGAGTAGAGCCAATCCTAGTGCTAGTAGTGCCGCAGTAAGAATGATCATACCTACCGCGAAGTACTGAGCACCGGCTGCCGCAGCAACCAGGATCAGCATACCACCAGCAAGAGCAATAAGCCCGATAGCGAGCTGGGTCCAGGTGATCGTAGACAGGGTCTTCATTGCTGAGGCCAGGGCGAGGAATGCGATAGAGGCGATCCCTAGAGCAATTCCACCCTCCTTGAAGGCGTCTGCTGCAGCCATAGAGATCGCCAGGATAGCCAGACCCGCTGCCAAAGCAATAAGCCCCTTGGCTAGGGTCTCGATATCCATGTTGCCGAGAATGGCTACCGCACCCGTTAGAACAATGACAGCTGCAGACATAGCGATAATCGCGGCAGCACCACGAGCATTTGCTCGTCCGGCAATGGCCATTGCGACTGATAGCTCAGCAATGATAACGCCAAGAGCGATAACCCCCTGGAGAAGCTTGCCGGTATCCATCGTTCCAAGCATCCAAATGGCTGCTACTAGAATGTTGCAGGACACAGCGAGAGACAGGAGAAGGGCAGCACCCTTACCCATGTATGGATCCTTGCTGACTACCACCATAAATCCGGAAAGAATGGTGATGACTGCTGCGAGGGCAATAACACCTTGTACGGCCTTCCCGGTATCCATCGACCCGAGCATATATACAGCGGTAGCTAGAATAACACAGGATACGGCTAGAGACATGATGATGCCTGCAGCAGCACCCGAGCCCTTCATACCATGTATACGCCTCAAGAAGTCGGCCATTGCGTCAAGAATATGTCTAAACGCCAGTACCCCTACAATAGCGCCCTTGACGTCCATGGTTGATAGGATCTTTACAGCCGCGGCCATAAGAAGCATAGTCGTACCGAGGGTGAGCATTAAGGGGATAAGCATTGCTGTCCCCTTCTTGTACTCGGTAAAGCCAGCCAGGTGATCCATCATGTCCTGGAGCATGTTGAACATCAACTTCATCGCAGCAATGGTGATGAAGAGCTTAGGTGCCGGAACAAGGGACATAAGAATCAGAGCACCGGCTAGAACGCCGAGAGCAATGGCGATCGTTAGAAGAGCTTTAGCCTTAACCTTCTGCTCGAATGCCTCGAGCACCCCACCAAGCTTATCGAAGACGTCACCGATCTTATCTGCAACGTTTCCAATCTTGTCGAAGTTCTTCTTGAACGAGTTTATCCATCGAGTAAAGGCAATAAGTACTCCACCGCCAATAGCCCCGACAAGGATCTTACCCATGTCATAGGACTTGAGATTGGAGTTTGCCTGACTCATCGCGGTACCGATCGAACCAAAGGCGTTCTTAGCACCTTCCTTCACCTTGGGGGCGAAGGTGTTAACGACAAAGTCCTTGAACTCGACGAACTTCTGCTTGATAGTGTCGAAGAGTTCCGGAAGGTGTACGGCTTGAGCGACCTGCTTAATGTCCTCAAACCACTTCTTGAGGAAGTTCTCCTTAGCGGCCTGACCTGTCTCCTTAGCAGCCTGGGCTGCGGCAGACCCAACCTCTGAAACTGCTCCCGCAGCTTCCTTAGCCTTGGCCTTGACCTCACCGTGACCGTTAACCCAGTCGCGGAATGAGACCGCTACTTCCTTAACCTTACCTCCGATGTCGGAGAAGGACTTGCCAAGGTGGTCCCAAACACTACTATTTTGAATAGTATTCCATGTATCGACAAGCGCATCCTTCAGCTCAACAAGTTTCTCCTTGAGCCACTGAACCTTCTCGGAAATCCTGAGCTTGTTACCGAGTTCATCGAACTTAGATCCGAGCTTCGAGACAATCGCCTCAGAAGTGGTCATGTTACTCAGGTCGAAGCCCTTGAAATAGTCAGACAGAGCTGACTTTCCAGAGGTGAGTTTCGCCTTCAGCTTGTCGCCGACAGTCTGACCAAACTCGTGAAGCTTATTCTTGGCCTTGTCGATTCCGCTGTGGATAGAGTCCATAGCTGCGGAGAACTGCTGGCCGACAACCGAGTTCTTTAGAGCATCCTTGATGAGCCCGAACTTCGACGCTAGACTCTTCAGTCCGTTGGCAGCGCTAGTGACCTTTCCACCGAAGTCGAGCCACATAATAAAGTCATGGATCTTATCCACGACCCACTTAATAGCCTTACCAACGAGATCAATCGGTGGAAGAAGCAGCTTCAGTAGCTTTCCACCGAGGTCCAACTTGGTGAACCACTGATCGAACCAGAAGATTGCCTTGCCGATTACCTTCGTGATCTGGAATACGCCAGAGTTAATACCCGTGAATGCTGGGAATAGAGCACTGACAATATGTGAAGCAACCGTAAAGACTACCTGCGCGACTTCCCCGAGGATCGTAGCAAAGATGTGGAATATTGAGAACAGACCAGTGAATGTCCACTCTAGCTTATCGGCAAAGTTGTTTGTGATGATAAGCTTCGAGGTGAAGTTCTCAAAAGCCTTCGTGATCCGGACAAGGCCCTCGGCACTAGCATTCATGAACACTCGGCGAAAGGCCGTACCGATCTGGCCCAGAACCTTAACAACTGCCCAGAAGATGTTCGCTAACCCCTGAACCAGAGCCGTCCTACCACCAAGATCCTTCCACATCTGTAAGAACCCGTTTCGAGCATCGGCACTGGATTTAATAACTGCGCCGAGCCAGTCGCCGATAGCGGTAAACAGATCTGATGCCTCTTCGAAGTCACCAAAGAGAATCTCGAACGTCTCGGCCCATCCGGAACCGATGGCTTCCTTGGTCGTATCTACTAGCTGGCTAAAGGTTCGGATCTTGGTGGCGGCGTCAAATGCTCCCTGAGCAAATTGCTTGAGCTTGTGCGCTTGCTCCTCAGAATAACCCATCTCCATGAGCTGAGCCTCAGAGAGGTCATTCGTTAGGGCAGTAAGGGTGGTCGTCATGACCTGGGCAGTAAGCCAGTCTTCCTTGAGAGACTCTCGGAAGTTACCGTCCTTAGCAATAGCCTCATCGTACCCGGTACCCATCATTCGGGAGGTCTCGATAAGAGCGTTCCTGAATGACTCTCCACCCATACCTGCCTGGACCAGTGAGTTCCAGTCCTGAAGGTGGACTGCGCCAGCCGCGATAGCCTGAGAAAGCTGAGTGTATGCCGTGGCTGTC